GACATCCCAGATTGGTGGAATAGGTATGTGGTACTCGACCACGGGCACAGAAATCCAACGGCGGCTTTGTTCTTCGCTGTGGATGATGAGAATAACATCTTTCTGTATGATATGCACTACCAAGCGGATGAGTGGATTGACCACCACGCTGAACAAATTTGGAAAAAAGTCGGGAATGACCATATATCACTATGGATAGCTGACCCATCTATATGGCATGTTAGGGGTGGTATGAGCACAGATGTAACCATCGGAGGGCAATACGAGGAGTTCGGAATTAATTGGGAACGGGCTGACAACGATGTTGGAGGCGGTATTGATAGGGTTGCTAACTATATGAGTATAGATGACAGAACGGGTCTACCAAAATTTTTTGTATTAGACAAGGATTGTATGATTCCATTTGTAGACGAAATTCAGAACTATAGATGGGAGGATTATAAGGAGGGGATAAAAAATGCCCCTGAGAAACCGCTGAAAAAAGATGACCACGCTATGGATGCGTTGAGATACTTCATAAACTATATGGAGATATCGAAACCGATAAGCCCAAAGCCTCATATACCTCAGTGGTTACTGAAGAAACAACAACAAACATCAAACTGGAAAACAGTTTAGGAGAATAGAATGGGAAAAACATTCACAACATCAATAGAGGAGACTATGGCTTATGAGGGCTCTGGCAAGGTTGGTATGGGACCAGCTGGTAACAAGGGACCATCAAGCAAAGGTAAAAACAAGAAATATGCATCAAAAACAGTAAGCAAGAGAAGTAGTTTTAAGGTAGTAAAGAGTACTCCTAAAAAAGCTGATAGCGGAAAAGCAAAACCAATCGGCGGCGGCAAGCCACCTAGAAAACCGTAAAATGGCTGAGACAATGTTTAATAAAGGGATGGAGCCGGTTAAAATGAAAGATGATAAAAAAAAGTATAACAGAGGTGGTAAGCTTATGGGTCCATCCCATGAGAAGGGGGGGATACCCATAAAAGTTAAGAATGGGGCTCCTATAGAGGCTGAGGGCGGTGAGTTTATAGTTAATAAGGAGTCTATGAAGAAACATGGTCCACTTGTTAGGGCTATAAACAACGACCCAGAAGCTCAAGCAAAACTTAAACCTCTTCGGAAGGGTGGTACAACTAATGTAGCTAAAAACCCTAAAACTGGTAAAAAAAAGAAAAGACATGAGTCTACGTATAGGATGGGTGGCTCAGTTAGGCGTTTCACTAAGTATTCAAAAAAATATCCCGGAGTAGGGGAGTAAGGAGGGCAGTATTATGGCAAGACGAGATATAGATTCCGCACGGAAATTTAAAGCAAAAACAGATAAAGCAGCTAAGGAGGGTACGCTAGACAGCTTAGGGAAATATAGGCGAAAAATGGCAGACGAGATGTATGAAGCACATCTAAGTAAGAAAGGTGCTAGACCCGCTATGTATGGTGCTAGAAAAGCAAAGAAAGGTGTTAAACCAGTTTCTCCACAAGGAAATCCCGCAGACGAAGCTGTTAAAAGAGCAGAGAAAGAATACGAGATAAAAGAAAGAAAAAGAAAAGAGAGAAACAAAGGCAAGCCAAAAAAAACAAGAAGAAAGAAGCTAAGCTCAAAAATGCGTAAAGGCGGTTCAATTTCTTATGGCTCTGGTTCTGTGAGAAGTTACTCTAAAAAATATCCGGGAATGGGAGGATAATATGCCAAAAGAAAGTAGATATTTTGAGGGTAGGTGGTATCGCTATAAAGCAGATAGATTAGCTGCTGAAAAAAAAGCTGCTGAAGACGCCGAGAGGTGGGAGGTAAGGAAAAAAAAGGTAAGGCAAAGAGTAACAGATAAAAAGTCGTTTGGTGAAGCTTTTAAGAAGAAAAGAAAAGAAAAAGGAAGTGATAGCACTTTTACTTGGAGAGGAAAGGAATACACAACCAAACACAAGGAAGAAGTAAAAAAGAAACGCCATGGTGGTTCTGTGAGACGCTTCTCTAAATTTTCTAAAAAATATTCAGGTATGGGGGAATAATATGAATCTAGGATTAATGAGTCAGCCATCTTGGGGCTATAAAAAAAAGAAAAAAACATTAAACGGCAAAAAGAAGCATAAGTATGGAGTTCCTTTTGTTTCAGACAAAAAACGTGGAAGATAGCATAAAAACATTAACAGCTAGTGTAGGAGGTCTAACGGTAACTTGGATGGAAATTTTACCAGTAGCCGTAAGAGTCTTGGTTGGAATAGCAACATTTGTGTATATTTGCGTTAAGATATACAAGGAGATATATAGATAGATGTCATCAAAAGATACATATAGAGATGGTTTTAAAAATACTGCGTTAAGCACTTCTTCTGGGAGGTTAAGCAGAAATCTTGAGGTTTTTGGTTTTTTAGAACATGGTAACCGTAATCTTATAGATAAATTTAGGCAATACGCCGGTTATTATACTGGTAGCAAACAATGGACAGATGAAGAACGCTTAAAATTAGAGGGAGAAGGTAGACCTCCTCTAGTTTTTAACCTTGTTTTTAGTAAGGTTAACGTTGTTTCTGGAGTTGAGCAACAGATAAGAAGCGGATTTAGGGCTATTCCTATAGGTGTTGAGGATGAAGAACTCGCTAAACTCGCTACACATCTATTATACTACGAGGATTATAATAAAAAACTTCAAAAAGTGTTCTCCAGAGCGTTTAAAACAGCTATAACATGCGGGAGAGCATGGATTGATGTAAGTGTTGAGCAACAGATGGGTGAGTTAACGATGAGTAATAAGGTTAAAAACGAATCTGTTTATAATGTTTACTCTGACCCAGATGGAAAAGAATTTGATTTATCTGATTCTAGATATCTAGCTAGATTCAAATGGCTTAGCACCCCACAACTAAAAATGTTATACCCAGATTTATTTATGAATAAGTCTACAGACGAGATGCATAAGATGTTAAACTTCTCTCCAGACCCTAGATATAAAACAAGAGCGGTTGAGTTTGTTAATGACTACCCAACAAATCCAAATATAAATGATTGGACTGCTTATGTAGATAACGAGAGAAGGCGTGCTAAAATTATAGAGTTATACACCAAAAAAGTAGAGTATCAGTGGTATATAATGGGAATAGATGGTAACATGATACCAGCTAAAAACAAAAGAGAAGCTGATGAAAAAGTTGTACAACTTAATCAGCAAGCTTCTCAGATGCAGATGCAACAAGGTCAGACCCCTCAAGAAATGTTTTCTATTGTAAAAACTCCGGAGTGTAAGGTTTATCAAGATGTTTTTTCTGGAAATATGTTACTTAGAAGAGAAGAAATTCTACCTTATAACCATCAGCAGTTCCCTATTGTACCTATATACGCTTACTTAGAAGACACTGGAGATAAAATTGAAAACTTTGGAATTGTTAAAAATCTTATCGACCCCCAAGATGAGAAAAATAAGAGGCACAGTCAGTTTACGGACATTCTTAACAGAGCACCGAAAGGAGGTGGTTTCTATCAGCAAAGTGCCGTGGATGCCGAACAGATACAAAACCTATCCTCACCCGGAACATGGGTTGGAGTACGAGGCTCTATTAAAGACAAGGTTATGCCATCTAACGCTAATTATATTGGAATACTGGGTCACTACCAGTGGCTTGAACAATCAGCCGAAAACGATGTTAAAGAAATTAGCGGGATTAATGATTCCCTCATCGGGATACCAACCGGCTCAAGAGAGAGTGGAGTAGCGGCACAGCAAAGGATACAGCAAGGTGTCACAAGTCTTCAAGAGCTTTTTGATAACTTGAACACGGGCAAGAAACTTGTTATAAATCAGATACTATCTAATATACAGCAGTTTTATGACCCAAATAAAATTAAGAAAATTGTAGGAGTGGTTAACAGAGATAATCCGGATGATACAATCCAAGCGATACCTCAGTTAATAGAAAGTTTTTATGATATCAAGTATGATATAGCTATCGATGAGGGTGAGACATCACCAACAGCTAGGATAGCGGCTGTACAATCAGCAACAGAATTATTACAGTATGCTCAGGCAATGCCTCCAGCGGCAGTGATGACGATTGTCAAGAGTATAGTTGAGATGTCAAGGCTTCCTAACAAGCAAGATATGTTAGCAGATTTAAGTTCTGCTGAGGAAGCGATGATGATGCAACAAGCGGCTGGAGAGCAAGAAGGTCAGGGCGGACAAAAACGCAAACCTAGGAGATAATAATGAGTGAAACAAATAAAATAGAAGTTAAGCAGGAAGAATCTGAGATAGTTGAGGGGTTTAATCACCTAACTGACGAGGATTTAAATCCTGATAGCAGTACACCAGAAGAAGCCAAGGAAGAGACTACAGAGGCAGAGGTCAAGGCTGAGCAATCAGAAACCGAAACTCCAGAAAGTATTCCAGAGGACAGCTCCAATGGTGAAAGTTACGAAATCAATGGGACTACTTATGCAAAGAACGAGCTTGATACAAGGATGATACGAGATTATAAAAATCTTGTTTCTCATACGGGTAGACAAGCCGAAAAGATTGGTGAGTATAAGAGTCAGATATCTGAGCTTGAAGATAACTTAACCGAAGCTAGTAAACCAGAAAGCAGTGATGATAAGGGTGTTAACTATGATAACTATGATATCTATAGTCCCCAAGGAATCGCTAAGCTTGCTGAGGATATGGCTGAAAAAAAGTTACAAGCTAAGCAAGAAGAGATGCAGTCTAATAAAACTGAGGATAGTTTTAATAAAAATATAGAAGACGCTAAGTCTGAATTTTTAAAAAACCATCCAACATACTCCGATGATGATATGCTTGATTTAGTAAACTACGGTCAAAACCAAGGGTTAGCCCTCGGTCAGGTGACAAACGCAGACCAAGTTCACAACTATCTTGAGAGTGTTCACTCTCAGAAAACTGGGGACTATGGGTATTTCACCAACAAAGAGGCTGGTAGTCAGTCAACCAAAGTAAGCAAAGTTGTTGAGAAGGTAAGAGAGGGACAGAAAGTGAAGGCTGGACTCGGCAACGTGCACAGTTCTGAAGAAGATGGAATCGATTACGATGCTCTTGACGAAGCTGAATGGGAGAAGCTACCGGTTGAAAAACGTAATGAGTTGTTAGGAATATAATAATAAACGATAAGGAGATAAACTATGGCAAATAATAGTTTACTATCATCTGATGGTGTGAATCCTAAGCAAGGAATGGTAGGAAAAATATCATCAAGTGAAAGAGGTTTGTCTCGTATTGCTGTTAAGGTTCTGGGTACTGATATACCCACGAGTGGAGATACTTATGTGGTAGCTAAGCTACCAGTCGGATGTGCGGTTACAAACGCATATTGGATTGTAAGCTCTGCTTTTGCTAATCTTGTTGATATTGGGATAACCAATGTTGCTGGAGCTGAAGGAACTGATGGCAATGCGGACATACTGATAGATGGCTCAGTTAAGGATTCTAAAGTAGTTGGAATCTCTAGAGCTGATGCATCTACACACGCAAGTAATAACTATGCTGGACATCTGTGCATAACAGATAGCCACGTAACAATAACCTGTGCTGGTGCTCAGGCAGCTGGAGAAGGAACTCTAGTTGTTGAGTACTTGGAAGCACTCTAATTAAAGGAGATAAATAATGGCTGAAACATTATTCAATGCCGGTTTAGAGGTAACTCGATGGCGTAAAGAATTGTTCACCCAAGCGAAGAATGATACATATTTCTCTCGTTTTTTTGGGGGTTCTGATTCTGCTATACAAGTACTGACAGACCTTAAAGGTGCAAAAGGACATAAGGTCCGCTTCGGACTTAAAATGAAGATAGAGGGCGGTGGAATTACTGGCGACAACACGCTTGCTGGTAACGAAGTAGCTCTTGATACATACTACCAAGAGGTAACCCTTGACCAATTAAGACAAGGTGTATTATCTAGTGGTAAAATGGCTGATAAGAAGACATTAGTTAATTTCCGTAAAGAGGCTCTGGATTCACTTAAAATCTGGTTCGCTGAGACTATGGAAAAAGACATGATTGATGTCTTGACGGGTGCTACATCTGTAGCTGGCTCAACTGGTAACATATCAACATATGCGTTTGGTAATAACACGAACACTATATGGAATGATGGTGGTAGCATACTAACTACTACACCGGCTTCTGCTATGGCAACGGCTGATGTGATAACACCAGAGCTTATCAGTGCGGCTAAAGCGAGAGCTTTGCTTAAGAACCCTAAGTTCAGACCGATTAGAGTTGATGGAAAAGACCACTTCGTGATGATTATCCATCCCGAGTCTGCTCATGTATTGAAGCAGAACTCTACATGGTTGAGTGCACAGCAGTATGCTATGCCTAGAGGACCTGAGAACCCACTATTCAGTGGTGCGTTAGGTATGTGGGACGGCGTGGTCATTCATGAACACGACCAAATCCATGTGTCATCTGTTAACAGCGTTAACGCTAACTTGAACCTATTCTTAGGTGCTCAAGCTGGGGTTGTTGCTTTTGGTGGTGACCATCAATGGCATGAGGAAACTGTTGATAGAGGTAATAAGCTGAGTTTATCTGCGTCCATCATATATGAGATGGCTAGATGTAACTTCAATAGTAACGATTTCGCTACTATGGTTGTTCCATGTGCGGCTACAAGCTTATACTAATAAGCGGTTATAAGTAATGTTGAGGGGGCGTAAAAACCCCCTCAGCACAATTAAGGAGATTTAATGGCTACAACACTAGCTGATTTAGAGAACAGAGTAAGAAGAAGGCTTGGGTTAGGAGAGGGTTCGCATACACTAACAGCGAACTCTGGCAACCCAGCTGATAATGATACATTTACCATAAACGATATTATATTTAAGATTAATACCACAACGGTAAACAACGAGAACTCTGTAACCCAAAGCGATACGGAAGCTACTCAGATTGACCATATAGTAGCATCGATAAACGCTGTGTTCGGAGATGCTACCGGAGTTATAGCAACGGATGGAGGTAGTTTTGCTACTATAACCGGTGCCAGAAATGTTGAGGTGTCTAACACAACAGCTTTCACGGTTACACAGACATCTACAAACGATGAGCCACCTCTTACATCTGATATAGACCAATGGCTTATTGACGCTCAGTATGATGTGTTAACCAAGCTACCAGACTCAGCTTTTATAGCGTCTATATCTGATATACCAGCCGTTGATTCAGCTGTTCGATATCAAGAGATAACGACAAGCGGTCTCTCAGACGAGTTACCTCTACCAGCTGATTTCTTAAGGATGTTGGTGTTCTCATACCAGAAGAATAGCAATGATATAATAGGTCCAGCTGAAAGGATTCCAGCTGACTTATTTCAGCAGATAGATAACGCTGATAATGATTATAACGATGCTCGTGCTTTATATGACCCCACTAATGCGGGTGATAGGTATTACACAATAATGAATAACACTATACACCTCCCGTCAACAGCTCCAACAAGTGCGAGTGTTAACGCTAAGGTTGTATATATACAAGAACCGAGTTCAGATAGAACAGATAAAGTTGGTTTGCCTTATAATACGCATAACCTACTTATATTATACGCATGTTCTAAAGCTTTAAACAGCTTAGGTAGAGCACAAGAGGGCATGACATATTACCAAGAGTATATGCAAGAGCTTCAGATGATGCTCGGTAAATATGGTCAACAATTTAAAGATAGTCACGAAGAAAACCAATTTGAGGTAGAATAATGGATTTAAATGAGATAAGGGCAAGGGTTAGGATGTCTCTAGGTAACCCAAGTAAGCAGGTTGTTCCTAATAAAGAGATTGATTTACTTATAAACGATGCACAGATTAAGATGGTTAAGGAGGGTGCGTTACTAAGGAAGTTTAAGCAAACCATGACTAAAACCGGTGCTAACACAGAGCTTCATACCAGTGCTAACGCCGCTAGCCTAACAAATGAAGCTAATAACACAACTGGGTGGACTGATGTAGACACCACAATAGCTTCTAGCACAACTGGAGCATATAAAGGGACTTATGGGATAGTAGCCACATGTAACGCTGATAATGATAGGGGATACATCGATATGACTGGAACCGTTGGATGTGTTGTCGATAGGTTTTATAAAATAAGCTTCTATGCTAAGCATTCTGGTACCGGAGGCGATATAATGATTAAGTTCGCATCTGATACAGCTCTATCAGCGGATGTTGTAGCTGTAGTTAATCTTAATAAATCTGATACTGAGTGGAAAAAGTATGAGCTTATACTGAAATGTACAACAGCTAACAGATACTTCGGTATAATGGAGAACAATTCTACGGTTGATGGGGTCGCTTACTTTGATGCTTTTTCAGTCAAGGAAGTAGAGGGATATGAGAGATATCAACTGCCATCAGATTGTTTGTATATACTAAGAGTAGACTACGATGGTGATAGGATACCATTTATAGATTATAATGAGTTAGAGGAATTAGAACCAACCGACTGGACACCAGACTGGAGTTAAAATGAAATTATTTGATAAGTTACAAGGATTCGTAGGGAAAGCTGTGTACCAATGGGGTAACTATATAGGTATATACCCCACGCCAGATGAAACAAAAACATTGGGTATACACTATGTTAGAACTCCCGAAACTATAACAGTAAGCCAAGCTCCCGAGATTGATGATGAATATCACGAGGCTTTGGTGTATTACGCCGCTAAAGAGATTAGCATGAGAATAAATCCACAGATATCTCAGTTATATGAGCAGAAATGGATGCAAGCCTTAGACAAGGCATCAAGCGGAAGCAAGAAGTATTATCCAGAAAGAATTAAAGCAACATATAGGGACTATTAATGCCTAGACCGTTTAAGAAAACTATAGCAAACTTCTCCGGAGGTATTGTTACTATCATGTCTCCTAAAGACATTAACGCAGAGCAATTTCAATCAGTTTTAAATATTATATCAGATAAGATAGGTAGAGCCGAGAACTCGTATAAACAGCTAGCTAGCACCGCAACCGGTACAAATATAGCAAAGAACGCAGCTGGTTCTGACGATAACACGATGGGTCCAAAAATTTCTCCTAATTCTGGTAAGGGTCTTATAGGTCTAAGGACTCCTTATACCATAGGGAACACCCCCGCAGAGACTCCTTCTTTGTATTGGGTTGTTGTCTCTCGGGACAATAATAGCAACTGGAGAATCCTTTATTATAATCAAGCTGATGGCACCAGTGGATATTGGTATCAAGCTCGTTTTTTAGAAACAGTTGATGAGTTAGGTTGGGGGACATCTTCTAGTATAATTCCCGATATATATATAGCCAACTCCGCTGTTCGTTTATCTGATAGCAGTTTTTCTAAATCTCCTAAGTGGTTTGGTCATGTAAAAAGAAATAAATTTGGAAACTCTTTGCCTTACTCTACAGCTCCTAACTATTCCACAAATAACGAGGAGTATAACGAGTGGTCTACCCAAGACCACTATCTAGCACCTCCGACTATAGTAAAGATGGATACCTGTCATGATTTACTAGGGCAAGTAAAAAACGCTAATGAGATAGGTTTATATGTTCATGACCCGATGAAATATAGGGGTCTAGCCGGAAACCAGTATGAAGAGATATCGTTTCCTTTAACGATTAACGAGGCAACTGGTGCATTTAAAAAAGGTGATAAGTATGCTTGTACATACGAATATGATAACGTACAAGAATCAGAGCTATCAAGAAACTCAAAAGGTGAAATAGGGATATCTGGTTTTGATGTGGTTGAAACAGATGACAGAGATGTTGAGATAGCTACATACGAAGATTCTTCTGGTAACGATATAAATATAACTGTTATAGATGTAACTGTTGTAGAAAATCCTCATACTGAAGTAGGTGACTACGCATACTCAAAACTTTTACTTAAAGCTGACCACGGTGATTATGGTGCACACAAGGTTATTAGCCCCGGAGATTATATACAAATAAACTCTGAGATTATGCTTGTTACTCATTTAGACTCTGATGGCACTGGTTTTGATACTAATAAGGTTCCGGTATATGTACATAGAGGCGTAAACAATACTAAACCCCTAAAAGATACAGAGTTAGAAGGAGAGTTTGTTTATAGGTATCCCACACAGCAGAGAGCTAGAGCTATAAACTTAGTTTTAAATAAAGGTTCAAAAACTGAGGCTATGTTTAGTATACAGAATAATACTACTATTTTTGCTAGCGATTCAGCTAGTGACATAATTACTATTTACGCTAGTAAGTCTCTTGGCTCAAACGGAGAAAAATATAAAATCTTAATGTCTTCAGACTCAGCGAGCGGTAGCCCTACTGTAACTATAACCAAAGAGATAGCTCATACATTAGACTCAGCCGGAAACGGTAGCTCTATAATAAACATCAAGTTTGCTATACACAACGGTAGCTCGGTAAACGTAACTAAACAAGATTTAATGAATCTTATTAATAACGGAACAAATGCTGAGGGATATATATCTGGCTCATCAGATAATATAGCTGTTACCAATAACTATAAACTAAATTTATCAGATATTTTTAGTGCTAGTATGATAGGTACAGATAGAGCTTTTAATAATAGTCTAGTAGAGCAGACAATTACCTTATCATCACAAACTATAACATCTACCCTTATTGACCCTAGGGTAACAGCTGTTAAGCTTTATTGGCAACCAGAAGGCGAGCCAGATTGGTTTCTCGTAGATAGATACGATATAAATAAGGGTTATACCGGTAGCCAATTTGGTAAAAGAAATAATTATCCGCAAGCTTATAATAGGAAATACATGGAATCAGATGGGACCCATATAGGTTCTGATTTTGGTGCTTGGATTGATTGTCCTTTTTGGCATTATAACTCCCATAACTCAAGTGGTCTGGTTACTATACCTTTTGGTAGCTCAGTAGCTGATAACGTTCCTCACACAGTCCAACTTGGAACTATAAAAGGTACGAGTAGTACCGCATCTGGAGGAACACAGTATAACCCTTGGGAAGATAGGGCTTCTGTAGGAGACTTATTATTAACCGCACCTATAGCCGCCGCTACTATAACAGATACAACTACGGGAGAAAACGCTGAGTTTGGTAAAAAGTACGGAAAATTTAACCAGCTAAGGACTAATTATGTACCTATTAAATCTATAACAACTCATGATGATGGTAGTGGGGGTAGTCATAGAAAGCAACACTACTTATCTTGGGGACATTCTACCGGTTGGGCACAAGACGGCGTTACAAGCGACACAGATACATTGAAAAAGAAATGGGATTCTACTAATTATCGGCTGTATGTAACCGGTATGGATACAGAGGGGTTTAATAAATATGGCTGGGTTGCTGGAAACTATATAGTTATAGCAAATAAAAGTGGTGTTCCCGCTAATACAACAGATGGGGAGTTTTTTAATTCTGACGGTGCGTATACCTTTAACTATGAGGGTGCTAACCAACTAGGAAACTCAAAGCAGTCACCGTATGGAATATTTAAGATATCTGCCAACACTAGTGATTATTTAACTATAGACCACAGCACTACTCCGGTTCCTACTGGATGGACGACAGATGATGACTTTAGAGCTATCTTGCTTCCGGGGTGGGATATGACTAATCATTTTGGAGCAACGATGTTTGATAATATAAGAGCAACGCTTCTTGATAGCAGTCTTACTGATATAGCGGTAGGCGAGAACATAGGGATGGAGTTTATGAGAAATATGCCAGCTTCTCCAGCTGGTAACAGCAGTGCTTACGCTTATAACCCATATCTAGCTGGATATGAGATGGTTTCAGCTACACCAAGAAAAGACGCTGTTAGCACGTTTTATAGACCTTATATAGGCGAGAGGTTGTTTACATATCAAAGTTTGACGGGTAGGACCGGTGCCACCAGAATAAAACCAGTTAAATGGAAATGTTCAGAGTCTGTAGGTTCTTTTGTTGTTATTGGAAATGTTGATACTGAGGATGATAACGACCAAACAGTAAGAGAGGCTAGTAGGATAATGTGGACTCTTCCGAATAGGTTTGATGATTTTTGCATATTACGCTCAAAAGAAATATTCTCTATTGATGGAGGAGTTATAACCAATCTGGTTGCTATAGGAAACGTTTTATATGTAATAAAAACAAATAGCTCTTATGCTCTAGATATGAATAACAATTTTAATGTAACTCAGTTTTTTGAGGGGTTTGGTAGTAGCTATACATCAGCTTGCTACGCTAAGACCCCTAAAGGGTTAGCTATCATAAATAATAAAGGTGTTTATATGCTACCTAGCATGGAAGAGATATCGTATCCTATAAGGGAAACACTAAAAGAATCAACTTTAGCTGACCCAGTTTTAGGTTACCACACAGAGAGGAATGAGCTGTTTGTTACCTCTAATTCTAATCCAGAGGAATCTAATGAGGCACTTACATATATATATAGCTTTGGAACTAATTCTTGGAGAACTGAAAACTTGATATATGAAGGCGATTCAGTTACAACTGATTATAATGTTACTAATTATTTTATTAGAGATAGAAAGCTTTGTATAGGTGCATGGAATAACAGCGATACAAAGTTTAGGGTAAACGAGGTCTATGGCTCTGGTAGGCTAACCTCTGGATGCGAGCTATGGACAAAGGAATTTGTATTTGATGCTCCGGCAAGATTAAAAAGTGTAACAAACTTAATTATAACATCATCTGGTAGCTTTGATATCGATTTGTATATCAATGGGAATGTCTCTACTAGCCATAAAAAAATAAATATATCTAGTCATGGTACCGGTATAGTAAAAAGTAGGTTGTATAAGGTTAATGTTGAGTGTAGGAGTCTGTCTATGAAGATATCTGGGACAAGTGATTTTCTTTTAGAAGATATAAGTCTGGAGGGATATGTCTCAGATAAATTTTAGAGAAAACGGCTCTTTTCCTCTCGAAACAGAGGGTCAAATAGGAGATGTCGCAACCGGCATAATATTCCAAGGAAGGAGGATGATTGGAGTTAAATATTCGGAAGGTTGGATATATTCTTTTCTTGACAATGATATTAAAGCTTCGCAGAAAAATATTAAGCTTACTACAAAAAAGAAGAAACCTAATTTTTCTGTTAAAAAAACTGATGGAGAAGGAGTTAGCAATACTGGAGAAAATGTTGGTAGTGGTAGCGGTTGGTATAAAGGGATGGATGGAGCGAAACTTCAATTTAAAACAGCTAAAGCTGGTAGTGATACAATGTTAAACTCTACGGGCTCTGGTCAAGGTTCTTATGCTCCGATAGAGATAGCTAGCAACACCAACGACTTAACTCTTAGCATGAGTTCTACTTTTGTAACTGCTTTTAATGCTAGAATAAGCGAATTAGCACATGACACAACTCCACAACTTGGGAGTATACTCGATTGTCAAGCTAATGCTATAGCCTTTAATTATCATTCAGATGTTCAAGAAACTGTGGCATCTAATGTGTGCACCATAGACCTAAGAGATGGTAATAATTTCTTTGTAACTATCGGGGAGACTTGTACGCAGTTTAACATAGATTTTAATAGTAATAGTATAATAAACAACGGGATATATAAATTTTCAGTTATCTTTCAACAAAATGGGGGAGGAGGCTACCAAGTGTCAAACTGGAATGTAGCTAATGATAGCCCTACTAAAACAGTTGCTTGGCAAGGCGGTACGGCTCCTACATTAACAACTGGTGATAACAAGGTAGATGTCGTGACATTTTTATCTACACCTTCTACTCTTTATGGTACATTTTTAAATAATTTTGATGGTCCTTCTTAGTGGCTTTTTCTGCTATATCTAGGAGTATAACTCAAAACGGAACACAGAAAAGGATATATTCTGGTCCTCAGTTTTACAAAGATTCTTCTGGTAGCTATAGGGATGTTAGCACCGCTTCTATTGACTCATCTTCATCTATTGGAAACATAAAATTAGTTAGCACTACACCTTTTTCTATGGGTACAAGAACTGATGCTAACAACACAAAGTTTATAGGTTTCCGTCCTGACGAAAATCAATCAGGCAGCGAACAACTTGAGTTTACGATTAGCACGGTGCTAATTGATGGTGCTAATGTTAGCATTGACCTAACGCAGCAAGAGGTCACTGATGAGCATATAGATTTCGTTAGCATGAGAATACTAAAAAATAAGAATGGATATAGACAGCTTTTTAAGGTTCCCGAATCTAGTATATCTAACAGCTTTAGGATTGAATATGTATTGAATACTAGAGGCTTAGTTGTTTCTGAGGTTGATGGAGAGTATCATTTTAGCAACCAAAGTGGTGTATATAGATTTAAAATAGGCAAACCGTGCGTTATGGATTCTAGCTGTAATATACTAAATATTGATGTATCCCATGATTTAAGTCTTGAATCTGAAGGAGTTTACAGATATATTAAGCACGTGGATAGTTTTGATTTTACTCAATTTGACGATGTTGCCTACTTGGATGCTACTACACAATACAACGACTATGACGGGGCTCCAAGGTTTTTAGCTAGTACTCCTTCTATGACTTGGTCAGCTGTTAGAGGAGCTATTAACGGTAACACTATAAACGGGGGCTCATCTTCTAGTTATACTGAGTCAATTGTAGCTGATGGAAGCTCGTCATTTGGGAATATAACATATTCTTGTAGGCGTTTTTTTTTAGAGTTTGATACATCTAGTATAAGCAATATTACCAGTGCGTGTTATGGGGAGTACCACCATAATGGGTGGGGTACCCATATAATAGTTAAAAGCACGCAAAGTGGAAGCGTAGCGTTTACTGACTATAATCAGCTAGATTATACCACTCCATACTCATCACCTCATGTAATAGCCGGAGTATGGTCGGGGGGTTATAATAAGACAGCTTTAAATAACACAGCTGTATCAGATATAAACAGCGGTAGCACGTTTAATATAGCTTGTATAGATTACACATATGACTACCTAAACGCTGACCCCGGAACTGGGTTTGGGATATCGAGTATCAGAAGAAGTTATTTTAATGAGTATACCGGTACAAGTAGAGACCCGTATATATTAGTAGACACACCAATTTATGGGGATATGATATCCGCATCAAACTTTTAAGGAGAAATTATGGCGTCGGGAAATCAATATGAAAAATCAAAAGGAAGAAAATACGCACAAGATGGGAGTTCTTATGAGCTAATTGAGATAAGGGAAAGAGCTCATGGATTGAATCAAGATAACAGAGATGGGTATATAGTCAAGGTATATGATGCAAGTGGTTCGTTAATTGAAACTAAGAATACATGGGAAAATTCAAAAAACAGCTACAATAAAGCTAAATCATGGATGGAGGAGAGAGCTGTAAGTGATGGACATACTGCCGCTGGGCTTATGGATGAAGCTGAGTATAAAGACTTCCAGCAAACCGAGAAGTTTACAGCGGATTATGATGAGGCTCTTAAAAAATCAGAGTTTAAACAAAAACAATCCATAGAGCAAGCTGGTAAAATGCAACAAACGTTGCAAGCACAAGCCGGAGGAGCTCAGATGCAACAAATACAAAACGCTTTATTACAGCAGGGGTATACCCCAGAAGAAGCTTCTCAGATATCTTCTGGTGGAACTGAGTCTATTCAAAGGGGAGCCGCTCAAGTTCAACAACAAGTAGCCGCTCAACAAGCTGGGGTAGAGGCTAATATGGCTGGTATGGATGTCGGTAAGATAACCTCTTCAAGCCAACTGCAAAATCAACTTAGACAGATGACCACACAAGATAACCAATTTGCTCAACAGATGGCTTTTCAAAAAGACCAAGCTAAAACCGGCTGGGGAGATGTATTAGGCGGTATGGCTGGGATGTTTACTGGTTCTATGATGGGAGGCTTAGGTCAGAAAGTAGCTGGGATGAGAAGAGGTGGGGATGTAGATAAGTATAAACATGGCGGTGAGGTTGAACCAGCTAAATATAGGAAAGGTGGTTTTCAATCTGGTTTTGTTGAAGGAATGAAAGCATCTGCGATAATGGCAAAAGAAATGGATTCATCTATGAAGCCCAAAGAAGATAAAACTAAAAAAAATGAGGATAAGAAAAGAGATGGCGGTATGCTTATCAACTATTTTAAATAAGGATATATATGAGTAATCAGAGATTTATAAAAGGTTTTAATGCTGGTATGCAAGCCGGGTATCAGAGTACAATAAGCAAGTCAAAAGACACACAGAGAGAGATTATAGATGACGAGCTTACCTCTATAACAAAAAGCGTAAACGCCTTAAAGCCAAAAGGTAGCGAAACGCCTTCTAAGGAATATGTATTAGCTAAAAGAAGACAAATAGAATTAATGGCTCAAAAAGACCCAGAGGTTTTTGGTAGTCAAAAAATTAAAACAGCTGATGAGGTTGCTAGTCTTTATGATGGGTTGCCAGCCAGAGTTGATGACCCAACAACACAAGGAGATGAGACTAGGGCGGCTACTGTAGGTGTAAAAGACTTATCAAGCGGTATACAAGGTGCTAAAGTTGAGATGGAGACTAGTATAGCTAACATTAAAGCAAAAAAAGCGGCTAATATAGCATCAGCAAAAGCTGATATCTCCGCTAAAAAAGTTCCGGTAGAGATAGCTACAAAAAATGTTAAGGACTCCTTAGATTACGAGGCTGTGTTAAACTCTACATGGACAACTCTTAGGTCTACACTAACCGATGCTGAAAAGAAAGCATTAGACGAAGGAGCTCTAGCCTCTAGTATAACAAATCTTGATGAGCGACTTAAAAAAGTATTACAGAAAACCGGTCAGATGAGTAAGGTATCTGAGGCTATTCTTATGTATTCCGGTGACACGGTTTATAATAAGGATACCGGTAGATTTGAGTCAGCTAGTTTAACAAAAGATATAAATCAATATAAACAAGATTATTCGACTTTAACCGGTGTAGATATATCTAATTTATCTGAGTTTAATGATAAGGACCAAAGTCTAGCTTTTTATAGAGAGCAGTATAAGCTAGCTGGTGTAGATATATCTGATATACCACTAAACGAGGAGTATACGGTTGTGGATGAAGCTGGTCTTGAGCAGAGTGTTACGTTTAGCCCTAATGCTTGGGATGATATGGATGAGCAAATAATAGAGCAATATGTAGCTGGTATATCTACTGATATGGCTAAGGCTTCATATACCAAAAAAGTAACTCAGCTTAAAAAAGATTTAGAGAATTTATTGGGTAGCATATACTACAAATAACAAGGATTTTAAATGGCAGATAAAAAAAAGAAAGAGCTTTCTACTTCTGAAAAACTAAAGATAGCTTTGTCTGAAGAAGGTAAAAAGAAAGGTATCTTAAATATAGGTGATGTAACTCAGTCTAAGGTCTTTAAAGAAGATGCGAGCCCTAAAAATATCAGTCTAGAGGTTACAGCTGAAGATGTTGACCCTAGTTTTGCTTATCCAAAAGAATATGAAGAAACTATAAAACAAGAGATTCCTACTCAAATAGAAGTAGAAAAAAAACGAAGAGAAATTGAGAAAAAATCTAAAGTAAAACCAGAGGAACCTAAGTTAAACACAGACTTGCTTAGCTCTAGTAGGGTAGTAGGAGACTTTATAGACCCACCAGCTAAGGACAGCTATCTAGCATCGTTTGATAAAAAATATTCAGCTTTTCAAGGAGTGGAATCAATACAAAAGGTGTCTATCCTAGAAGAAACATTAGCTTTTGTTACTCAAGGGTTTGACCCAGATATAGACCAGTTTAACTCAAAATTTTTAAAAGCTAAGATAGATAACGCTTATATACAAAGGTTAGCATCTATTAATAAATTATCAAAAATGGACCCAGAGAGTGCTAACTATGAGTATCAAAAATTAGTTAACGAGCTATCTATAAGGTCGTGGTTAGCCAGTGGTGCTAAGAGGGGAGAGCTTAGACCAGCTGTATACAAAGAGCTTGGAGAGGTACCTTTTCTGGGTACATATGTATCTGACCCCGGAGATGTTATCAAGGCTAACGATATAAGACAAGATGTTGTTGACTTTGTTATAGATGAGTTTAAGAGCGGTAAATATCTGAAGCCATCTGGAGATAAGTTTATTGATGTAGAATCTGAAGATGTCACAGCTCCAAAAGAAGGTGGGGGAACAGAAGAGCTTGACAGTAGATACCAGCATCTACAGACATACGCAGAAAGGCTTATATACTGGGATGCTCACTTTAAGTTTAATGATGCTGAGCGTGAAGCATTGGAAGAGAATAGATGGGCTGTTAACGCATATAGGATTACAGAGGCACCAGACAGCTTATTTCAAAGCGATATATATATACCATGGCTAACACCAGAAGGCTTTAATGGAGAACTGGGCTCTACTGGCGGTCATGTCTCATTAGAAGCGTTATTAGAGAAAGGTATGAAGATACCTATGCCTTTTGGCGGTGTTATAGATTTCGACCATATAGACACGCATATAAGAGACCACTCTAATCTTAGCGAGACATATGGAGGCTGGAAAGCGGGTTATCACCAGTATCTAAGCAAGATTAGACACATAGAAAGAGAAGAGGGTAGGTTCACCATAAACGTTGATGTTCCGGTTGGGTTGGTATATTCAAATCACTATAACTCTAGACCTAACCTAGATGATAAGTTTCTTAATGCTTTGTCAGCTGATTTAGGTATCAACTCTGTTCTTGAAAAAAGAGGGAGTAGAAAAATTGTAAGGAATCGGGCTATATACGACTTATATAACACTAATTTCCCAGAAGTTTTTGATGACAGCGATGACCCTATGACAGATAACTGGTTTAGCTGGAACGGTATGCACCAAGAGATATTTGGTTTCAATAATGTTTCTGATGAGCATGCTTTACATCCGGGTAATCAGCTGGGGGGAAGTCGCTCGTTTTTTGGAGATGGAGGGTTTAACTTAGATTATAATGTTGAGTGGGTTAGGAATAACCCTAAGCAGTGGAGGATGTTTATAGCTAATCTATATAAGCAGGTTAGCGGTTTACCAGATGAACACGCTATGAAAAGTAAGGTTATAAACTGGATAGCTTCTGGTACACCTTTCAGTGTTATAGACCCCTTAGAAGCAAGCGGTTCATATGCTAACAAATGGCGTATAAACAGATATTATAACGAAGATTTTTTAAGTGTTGGAGAGAATGATATAAGTCTTATAGCCTCTGAAGACCCAGCAGTAAGAGAACAAGTTTTAAGGCGATATTTTGGGAGAGATTGGGAGATATACTCTATTGATAGCGATATGCATCAAGGCGTAGATAAGAGTATTAAGGATATACAAGCATTTATAGAGCTACATGGAGTAGACGCATTAAAAGAACATTTTAGCGAAGAAGAGATAGATAACTTAACCTTGTCTGTTTATCGTGCTACAGAGCTCCAAACCTTAGCGGACCAAGCTCAGCTTTTTGATGCTAATGTTAAGCTGTATAACTTTATGAGGACTCGACCTTACGATGAAAATATCGAAAATATAGAGAAGTTGTCAAACGACCCAAGTATGTTACAGAAGAAGTTTGAAGAGGCTCAATCTCATAGCGATTGGGATAAGATATTTGATGATAAGCTACTTAATGATTATTATAAGGAATGGAAAAAAAGATTAATGTTCCCAGAGCTGGCTTACTATGATGATGAGGGTGTCAAAAGGTATCCAGAAGAAGCTAACTTTTTTAATATAAGTAGGAGAGCTGGAACACTTGGGGGGACGGATACAAGATGGCGTAGAAAACTTAATACTATGCGTGATGAGGGTACTATAAACCAAGAACAATATGAGTCTCTTGTTGAAGTAGGTATGGATATGGATAAACAGCTTGATGACTATGTTAACCACTATATGTTTACAAAGGAGTATCATGATGTACACGGTCTCGGATACGGAGTAAAAGATGGTTTGAGTATGTTTATAGAGATGCCTATAGCCGATTATTTTAATTGGGGTAACCCATTAGCTGATATGGCTAACTTAAGTGATGAGGATTACGCAAAAGCTATAAAAGGTACGAATTATGAGTGGATGAACCAGCGATTTGTACAAGGAACACTTTCTTTTATTGATGGTATGTATAAAGGTGTTAAGCCTTTTACATCGCCTTATGCTGTAGGGGAGCTCCTTACAGTAGGGAAGCTTATGAAAACATTTAAGACTATTAAATACACCGGTTTAACTTATTTTAGTTATGAAACCGGTAGGCATAGCTACTCTCATGCTAATCAAACTTTTAAGCTCTATCAAGAAGGTAATTCTAGGGGTGCCGCCCATGAGTGGGGAATGGCTACCACGAATATGATGCTAACCACTTTAATGACTCAACATCTTTTTGGGCATAAGGGCTACTACGACCCTAAAAGCGGGACATATAAACAACCTCAAGGGCTTATAGGTGAAAAGCAAAAATTAAATTTTGACCCTATGTTCGACATCGCCGCAAAAGAA